GACGTGTAATAGTCTCCAATCACTCTCCAGTGATTGTATGCATGTCCAGCGTAACGAGAATTGACATCAATGGGCCAACCTTTTAAAGGGTCACCCCAAATGTTAACCGTTACATACTTAATATCATACTTAGGTCTTTCGGCTCTAAGCATGTAACAACCGTTCACAATGCGGCTTCCGATCGTAGAAATAACTATGCCTCCCCAATTGACAGGCTCACGCCAGTCTTCTGAGTGGGGTCTGTAAGAATTAGTAGATCCTAAACGGATCCACTTCATCTTAACAGAACCATCATAGTTACAAACGAAATTCAGACGGATTGCACTCCATGCTATTCTCTGCCGGTACCTGACTACTGCCAATTTCCTTTTGGGTTGGCGGACGTCAAAATACCACAAAGCAGTAGGTTTGGTAAGATCTTTACCTACATGGAGGCCTTGGTCATCGTTATATGTATTAGGAACCATTGGTATGGATCCTTTACAATCAACTCTAATCTGGCGTAGCAGCATGTCCATCGTCTTTGGTAAGAAGATGGTATGCAAAGCTGACCAACGTATGAGTCTATTTGCTAACGATAACTTCTGTTGTACTGTGGATAGATCTTCACAGTACACAGGTCGAACTGGATATCCATTATGGAAATCAGCCCCGCAACTTTCGCGGAACGGACCGGTCACGAACGTCTTATCGACGTTAATAACCATACCCCAGGATGACAAAACTCTCTGCAACAGAGGGTAAAGTCTCCTGTCGATGATGATATCATCGCCAAAAACAGCGTAAGTCCTTATTTCCTTGCCATTGTAGATGGCTGAGGTTGGTATGTTGGCTAATTTATGCAACACACGAACCAAGGCTGTCAAGATGAGCGTCATGACGACGAACGTATAACCACAACCCATTGTAGAGAAGACCTCAAGGAGGCCCACCTTATCAATGACGTTTTCATCGTAGCTAAAATGTCTTGCGTGAATCGCACGACATAGATCATAGAAGACACTAGGTAATGTAGCTCGAGCTAAACACTCGGGATAATTACTAGCGGATTTTAGATCGACTGTCACCAGTCTTAGCTGTGTATCCGATGACGGGAACCATTCGATCGAACCAAGGTAAGCCAATTGGCGATTTAAATCCTGTTGGGATTCAAGATCAAACCAATCAAGCCGCCTGGCACGACCAGCAATGATGTTATGACAACTTAGTTGCAGGGAACAATCGAGAGTAGGTTGAGTCATGATTTCACGATCAGTTTCGAAATTCTTCGGCACAGTCGTTAATTTTGGAATAACAATCTTGTCTTCATGACCATACACATTACGGCGGTATTTCTCCGCTATGTAAATGATACGGTTAAACAAGCATAATCCAGTATAGTACTTGAGTACATACTCGTCACTAAAAGTTACATGTGAGTCAAATAACTTACGGTAATAGGATGTGTCGATGCCATCAAGGCCGACAGAGGTCCCAGGACCTGTAGTAACGTTCTCAGACAATTCTTTATCACTAAAGAACAATGTCTGGTCGCTGTCGTAAAAGAATGACTCAAGCTCAACGCGAACTTCATTTGTAATGAAATTAACGTAAGGATCGTCAAATTTACGATTTTTATACCATTCTTGATTCACAAGCTTAGCACGTTCATTATCGCTGATAAAGCGATCGATAGCGGCAAGCCTGCGAGAATCTTGAGATGGAACGCTTGCGTTCGTTTTACCAATAAATTTCTTTGGCAAAGACTTAGACATAGCGTTAACAGCAACCTGCTTCGACAACGGGAGTTCCCCGTCTAAAGCCGAAGCGAGATCTGAATTAAGGTTTTCAACAAGTCTATCAAAGAACGATCTTCGCATAATATAACCTTCCCTAAAAGGAGAAAAGTAAAGAAAACCAGAATAGCCCTGAACTTAGCCAAGGCTACCCGTCACAGCGGTATCACCTGCACCGGCACTGTTAGCTGAAAGAAGACCAATGTGAGCACTAATTAAAGCGCGCACGTTAGCCGGATCAGCCGTATCAGCACCTGCAGGTAAATCGATAGTCGTACGAATAATGCCAACATCAAACTGACCAGCTTGGATAAGCAGGCCTTTTCTAGTTAGCACACCATACGCGTTTCGAGGTACTTTTGTGAACTTACCGGTGACACCATTTAGGAACTTCGCAAGAAGAACTTTTAAAGTGCCTGGTCTACGTACAGTACACGTAAACGGT